ACCTAAAGCAACTGTTCTCCAATAATCTGCTTTGGTTGTTTGGTCGGTAACAGGTTCAGCTAAATGCCAAGCCATCATATAAACTAAGAGTTGAACAAAGTATGAAGGCATCAAACCTTCTGATATACCTGATGTGATGTAATCTATATAAATACTGGATTCATTAGTAGCTATGGTTGGACCACTAGCTGTATAGAGTAATTCATAGTTTTGTATTGGCAACACTCTGGTTGCACTTGAATTGTAAACTTGCAAAGGTGTACCGCTTACTGCTGTTGCAGGTAAGTCATACTGATAAGACCACTCGTTAATGGGAGTAGTTGAGGACCTTGCTAATTGCACTTTGGTTAATGCGAATGACCATGGGTACAATGATAATGTTTGTTTCTTGATTGTGTCGTAGATATTGTTGCATACTGTAGCGGCATCATTACTTGTGTCTGAAAACGAAGATATAACATCTGCACCTAATAAATTCAAGGCTTGATTACAGATTGTAATATTTGAATCACCACTTGCCATTATGCCCTCTTAAAGTTGAGGGGACCGAAGTCCCCTCGGTAGTTAATAATTAGTCGCCATCTGTTACTGCGATTGCTGTACCATCTGAAAGGTCAACAACGCCAGAAGCATTTGATAGCACTACTAACAATGATGCTGTTGGTACGCTTGCATCCCAAACGTAAACCAAATCACCAACTTTTAAAACACCTGAAGCATCATTAAAATACCCAGATGTGTTTATGTCAGCAAGTGTATCTGTTCCTGGTGCAGTGTAGCTCCACATTTGAGGAGCATTACCAGCTTTAGCTTGACCACCTATCGGTTGTAAATTAGTTGAACTATAAGCCATAATATTCCTCCTATTCTCTACAAGTGATTTCTACAATGCCTTCGCCATCAATAGAAATAGCACCAGCTGAGAACATACTATTAACCAAGAAAGAAGTTTTTTCTGGGATATAGTTGATTTCAGTTTTTTGTGCCATATTAACAGCCATACCTAAAGCTGATCTATGGAATGCGAAAACTTTCCTGTCGCTTGAGCCATCAATAGCTAAACCACCTTCGTCTCTATCTCCAATAACATGGAAATTGAAACCTAGGAATGTATTGATTTCTCCTGAAACAAGAGCCTTGATTGATGCGAAGTCGCCTGAAACAGCTCTTTCATCACCTAGTAGACCTGCTAAGTTGTTAGCGTGGATAACAATGTGTCTGTCATCAAACGGAACGTTGTTAGCATCTAATGCTTTTTTAGCGGCAATTAGTTTACCAACGTTTAGGTTTGAAGCAGTTGCTGATCCTGATGTAACAACTGTGTTAGCTACTGTTGATGGAGATGCTTCTGCATCTAGTGCATCAATGATTAATTGGTCCATTCTACGCCCAATAGCTTTAGAAACTACTTGAACTAGTTCTGACCTTTCGTCGAAGTTCACCTTAGCTTGGTGGAAAATGTCTGAATACTCAGCAGCATTGTAATCTTCCATTGTCGCAGTTACTTGTGAGTAAGTTACGTTTAGTGGAGTTACATCTGTCTGAGGAATTCTAGCAGTCGCACTTCCCTTACCAAGTTTAGGAAACTTGTAAGTGTTGCCTTGTACACCTTGTCTTAGCCTAACAGCACCAAGTAGAACTGATTCTGCTTGGTATGCTTGTTTAACCTCGGCATCAAACAAAGTAACGAAAGCATTAGTAATTGACTGTGCCATAGTTTACTCCTTGTTTAACACAAATTAATAAAATAGTTACTTTAGTTATCGAGGGAAACCTCGGCTAAAAAATGATGTACTTCCACACCAGCCAGAGGCGAATAGGACATTCGTTATCTCGCTAATAGGATAAGATATTTTTAGGATAAATACAAGAACTATTTATTTGTAGTATTCGTTGAACCTTTTGGCAATCATCAGGCTCTTGTAGTTTTTAGAAAGAGAGATAGCTGTATCTTTGTCATCTACCATAATATAATCTTTTCTATCTATTGCTTCATCCAAAGATTGCTTGACATATTTATCATCTTGTACTGTTACTTGGGGGTAGACATAATAAGGTCCATTACCATCAACAGACATTCTATGTGTTTCTACCATACCATTATTCTCAGTAGGCATTGGGTAGTTTTGAGGATTGAGAAACCTATCTACCCATTTTACATTGGAGTTCCTAAGAATTAAATTCTCTAAGTTATCCTCCATCAAACCATTACGCCTACCTGCCATTGGTATTCCTTAAATATCGCCAGTCGAGGTCGCTACTCCAGGGAAAGCTCTAGCAAATTGTTGTTCTACTTTTCTTCTGAAGTTAGGATCAGACTTGTATTCTGGACTTGCTACCAACTCATAGAGTTCATCTTTACTTGGCATACCATCCATATCTACAGTTGCTGTCGGTATTTGTTGCTCGCCATAGTATCTTCTTAGTTTATTAATCATATTAATACCATTAGCTGTAGCACCTGCAACTTTAAATTCTTCAAAGTCATCTTCTGACCAAACACCTTTAGCTACCAATCCTTGTGCCCACTGTCTCATACCATTGATAATCTGTGGAGCATTAGGTCCTAGCTTTGCTGTTTCTTCTGCTATGTTAATAGAACTTGCTTGTTCTTGAACTTCGGCTAACTCTCTGAATTTACCAACAAGTTTATCAAACGCTGCTTGTGTTGGTTTATTCTCGTTTGCCCAATTAACAAACTCTCTTGCCAATGGATCTTCGTCAACATCAATACCATCAAAAGCAGATAAATCATATTCTGCTGGTGCTTTGTGTTTACCCATTGAGAATTGTTTTTGTAGTTCTTTATAAGAATTGTTCAGATCTTCTACCTTTACTCCATCTTCTGGATCCCAGAACTTGTCCTCTAAGTATTCTGGTTTAACCAATGCCTCTTTGGCTACTGGCTCTGGATCAGGTTGATCTTCTACAAGATGTGGTATCTCTACTTCAGTAGGATCAATTTCTTTTTCCTCTTCTGAAACAGGTGTCGCATCTGCCATTAAACCATCTTGTAGTATTTGTTTTTCGTCATTCATTTTTTCGCCCTCGCTATTCTCATTTGAATTTCTCTAATTATACTATTCTGACCTTCTCGTGCATAACCAAAACTTGTTTCACTACCAGGAATCCAAGTCGGTTGTGCTAACGTTTTACTAATGAGAAACTCCAAAACCTTTTGACCTTCTTCGGTCTCAAATGTTCTAGCAAAAGATTTATCAATAGAATACTGGTCATCTAGTATGTTCATAGGGGTTTCGTCTAAAACCTCTATGCCATCCCACCCATTTCTGCTCATGCACTAACCTCATCAGCCATTGCACTTGCTGGTTCTTGCATAGGTGGTCCTTCAGGACTTGGCTGACCTTGTGGTCCCATGCCCTGACCTTGCATAGCCATCTGCATACTTTGCTGTATGATAGCCTGCTTTTCTTGTGGTGTTGTTCTCAGTGATGATGGGATACCTAACTTATCACCAATATAAGTAGCAATAAGATCTGGTTTCATCTCTGCAATACCACCAGGTCCTAACGAACCTGCGATTTGTACGAACTGCATTATTTCATTTATCTCCTCTAAGTTCTGTGCTTTAGCTAGTGGACTGATCGGCACTACCTTAACTTCTAGTCCATTAACCTTCAATGGTAATTGTATTAATCCTTTCTTATCCATAATGGATAATACTCTGGTTACAATAGGAACCATTGTTTCTGTAATCAATCTACCAAATGCAGAACCCATATTCTGTGCTAGTTCTTTCATTCTTTCTACAATCTCAGTAGCAGAACGAGCTGACATATTATCAGGTGGTAATGTATCATCTAACAATGTTTTCTTAATATTCATTCTTAGATCGTTAATAACAATTTGTGATACATTGAAATCACCAGAACGTGGCAATGGTGCTAGTGATGCACCTTGTGGTCCACCATTCCTAGCAACTGGTATAATAGAACCAGGTGTAATTCTGATGTTTGATGGATTGATAACACCATCATCTGCCGCTGTGTATACTCCAGCACAAGCAATAGATGCATTCTTTAATAGTAGCTCTAATGTTTTGTTTAATGTTTTAATATCTGGGATAGCAGTTACCAATGGTCCTCTACCAAATACTTCACCAGCTACTTTCATATAACGTGATACCACCCAAGGTGTTTCATTCATTCTTCTGTAGATTAACTCTTCACCTGTTTTCTCATAGACTAAATGATAGCAGAAGTCTTTTCTTTCTGGATCTATTATCACAGCTTCTGTTAGTTCTACTTGCTCTTGAGGTTTATTCTTCATTAGTGTTAATAATGATGAAGGCATCTCTGCATCAGGGAACTCTCTTTGAATAGCCTCAACTCTTAGTTTGTATTTACGATACACATTATCAACTGTACCACTTGGACCTTCTTCTAATGCTATTAGGTATTGTGGTATTGCTGTAAATTTAATTGGGTTAATGTCATCACCTTCTTGTACTAACATAACCGCTGTTCCTACACAGAGGTCGAGCAGAAACTCTCCGATAGCCAAATCAAAGTTTGACTGTCTTAGTACTGTAAACATCTTGTCGAGGTAAATATCAAGTGCTTGTTGTACTTCTGCTCTTCTCTCTGGTGGAATATCATCCCCAGGTTCTAACCGACACCATTTCTTGTAGGGAGGGAACAAGCCTGATTGGATTCGATTAGCGAACCTTTGTGTGGAATGAATAGCTGTACTGTCAAATACCATGTTCATTTTATTCTGACCAGGTACATGACCTTCGTAGTATCCGTCATATAAATTTCTTTGAGGTAAAGCGTATCTGTAGCAATCCTCATATACTGTTCTCCATAGATCTTTTCTGCCAAAGGCTTTCTTAGATCTATCCATTACTTGTCTTGCATCTAATCTCATCATGATTTTTTGTTCCTTTGTGCAAAGTTTCTAGCCGCTTCTTTTGAACCAAATCCCCAAGCCTTGAGAGCTAATGCAAGTCTTGTTGGTCTGCCCTTACTATCTTTCATTGGACCATCCATACCAGAAAATCGTGCCGCAAAGCTAACACGCCTACCATCTGTTCCAGATTTCTGTGGTGCTTTTAGGTTAGATCCTTCTTTCCTGTTGAAGTATTTTCTACCTGCTTCGTTAAGTCCGCCTGATGGATTTTGATATTTCTTAGCTACCATAATTACCCCAAAGTGTTATTTTCGTTTTGTAATGACGTTCCAAAACCGAACAAACCCATAGATCTTTCTTTCTTTGTTTTAACTACGTCTATAGCAGACAAAC